TTTCAACCTTTTGAGCCATAGCCCACAGATCCACTGGACCAAGATCCATTGGTTCAGCATCTTTCAGCATGTTCACCAAGTGGTAAGAATCCACATGTGAACTTGCGTTGTAAGCGGTATCCCTAAGGAATATACCATTGTTTAAAACTGGAGTTGCCATTTGTATATATTAATTTAAATTGTTACTTATTAAAATCTTCTAAACATACTATTTTTAGAAATCTTTCTTTGTTCTGCCCTAGGAGCTGATGGTCTTCTAGGTTCTTCTTCGTATTGATTGTCAACAGATGATGTTAATTTTCTTGACTCTTCTGTTTTCAATTGTCTTACTGTTTTTTCTACTGCTTGTTTACTTCCTTGTTCTCTTACTTTGTTTTTGTATCCTCCTGGATCTGCAAGTAACCAAAGTGCTTCAGCAATAAGATCATGTCTTGGTTCTACAAACTGATACTTCTCTAACAAGTGTCCAAGTAAGTTTGTAGGTTTACCTGAGATAGATGGATAGTTTGGTTGAACTAAACCTGAGAATAACATACCTTGTACTTTCTTATCAAGTTTAATACCACCAATTGCACCATTAGCTAAAGTGGTATAAACATTTTCTTGGTATGCTTTTGCTTGTTCAGTTTGCATTTGTTTTCTTTGTTCCTGTTCAGCTAGTTGTCTTGCAACAATTTCTTCTTGCATTGCATCTAACTTAGGTTTAAACTGATTAGCTTTTTGTTCAAGTCTATTTAAGTCTTTCCAATCTTGGATCTCAGCTTCAATTTCTTCAGGAGTTCCGAATCCAGTTGCATATAAATACTGTCTTGAGATTTCTGCTTGATCATACTCATCTGTAGGATCAAGTTGTCTCATTTCTTCTACTTGTGCAAGAGTTCTAAATAAACCTTTAAGATCTGTACCACCATCAGCTACATATTTTGCAGCATACTGAAGTTCTTCTGGAAGTGCATTAAAAAATTCTCTTGGAGTATCTTCTCTAATTTTGTTTTCTCTCTCTTGGAAGTTTGCTTCAAATAACTCACGGAAGTCTTTAGTTGTATATTCTTCTAATGGTTTATCATCATCAAAAGCAAATAAAGTACCTTCTTCAATCATCTTAGCTGCTAGTTCAGCAAGACCAGATTTATCAACCTTTGGTCTCCCTTTATTACCAGCATCTTCTTCTTGAGAAATTAGATTATCAAGTTCATTGATAGTTTCTTCTACCTCAATTTGTTTTTCTTTTGCTTCTTGTTTTTCTTCAAGTGAAGCAGTAGGGTTGTCAAAGAACGATGTGTCAGTTGTTTCTTTATGAAACATTGACTTAGGTTTTGAGTCTTTGTCTTCAGGAAGCATAACACTTTCTGCTCCTGGCATTCCAAAGATTTCATCAATATTTACATCAACCTGATCTACCGTTGTAGACTCTAGGACCTGATCTTCCTCAGGATTTTTTATTGGATCTGTCATTCTTGTTGGTTTTGTTTATACTTTAATATACTAATTAAACTTGAGAAATTTAAAATACTTTGAAAAAAAATTGGAATATATAGCTAACTACTTATTCTGTTTATTAGGTTTTTGATCAAATCTATTTTTATTCTCTTGTGCAATTTGTAATTGTCTATCTGCAACCTCTTTCTGAGCTTGGATTTTCTCTCTTTCAAGTTGACCTTTTTGTGATTCAATGGTCATTCTATTAGATTCCTTTTCTCTTTGTAAACTAGTTTGCTCTTGGTATTGCTCTGTATCTCTGATGTCTTTCATTGCATCTTGATAGTCAGACATCTGATTTTGGTTAACATCTGACATAGAACCATAACCAGCAGCTCTAATTTCTGCAACAAGGATATCTCTTTGTCTATCTTTTTCTTTTTCAGCTGCAGTAGAATCAATCTTCATTTGTTCAATCTCTTGTTGTTTTTGAAGTTGTTCTTGTTGCATTTGCTGTTGTTGCTGCATTTCTTGCTGTTTCTGTTGCTGTTGTTTTTGTTCAGAATCTTTAAGAACAGTATTAAGTTGAGCAATTGATTCAGATTGTACTACTTTACCTAAGTCATAGATGGATGCACCAGTAGTATTATTTTGAACAGCCATTTGTTTTAACTGCTCTAAAATAGACCTATGGTTAGCATTTGTACTAATAGCAATATTAAGATCTCTAAGTAAAAGATCTGTACCATTAATTTCAAAGTTTACTTTCTCATCTGCACCAGTAATATATGTTAATCTTGCTGATGGTTTTGTTGAGTTATAGAACTGAGCTAAGTCTGTTCTCATTTGGTGTACTCTTGGCATCAAGTAGTCACAGTGTTGGATAAAGTAAATCTCTGTCTGTGCATATGATGCTGCCATAGCTTGTTCTACTCCGGTAGCAGTTGTTTGAGATAACTGTTGTCCCATTCTTTGTGGGTTTACACCAATTACTTCATATGCTTGTTGTTTAAAGTAGTTAGCTAATTGGATCCTAGACATCAAACGGTTTGTTTGTTCAAGATCTAATTTTTGGAAATGATTAAAGTTAAGTGCATTCTCTGTGTTGGTGATAGAAGTATCCAATGGTAACATCTGGAAGTTCTTCATTGCAACATATGCTTTAGCTAAGTTACCTTTCCCCCAGTCTTCTCCTAATGAGTGTCTTGGTAAAGAGTTTTGATCTAACATGATTACAGTACCAAGTTCATCTACTAGGATATCTGCAATCTGATTATTTACAATGTTGTATCCAATTTGGTATGGTTTCATTAAGTCTAGCAATGCTGTTGACTTAGTATTTCTATCTGAGAATACAGAACCTTCTACAGGAAGTTTACAACCATATAGTGAGTTATCACCTTTAAACTGGAACTTCAATGGACTGATATGATTTCTATCTACTCCAATGTATATTGGGGAGAATCCTCCTGGATTATTCATACCCCAGAAAGAAGGAACGTTAGGTCCAATTTTTACACCACCCCAAACCTCATTAATCCAGATCCAGTCAATGTGTTCTCCAAACAATAAATTGTCTTTGTTCTTATTTTTGAAAAGTCTTGTATCATAGATTGGCTTATCTGTAATCTTATAATCTTCTGATACAATTTCATTTGTAACTTCTCCTTCTTCTGTAATCTTAGTAAGGTGTCCAATTTTTCTTTGAGACTTCCAGTATGCTGTAGTTACTCTAAGTAAGTATGCAGTACCTTGGTCATAATAATCTTCTCCTTCTGCAAGTATCTGTGTAATGATATCAGAACCATCTAATACATTACCTGACATAAAGGAAGTATATTGTCTGTATGCTAATGATGGCATATTGACATTCCAGTCATGAGATTTTGTTGCATCATAAAAGGATCCATCATTCTGCATACCACCAATGGTATATCCTGCAGATCTAATAGGATAAACTGTTTCTAATGCCTCATGTTGTTCTTCAGTAAGTAAGTGTCCATACTTATCAATAACATCTGCTACAGTAAACATATCTGTTTTACCTGCCCAGTTACCTTGAGAAATATATCTAATGTCCGGAGACTTGTGGTAGAATGAAATAACAGGATTCCATAGTTCTACATCATAATCATCTTCCATCATACGGAAATGCCAGAATTCTCTATCTGTGATCAACATGTCACGGAAAGCTCTTTCTTCTAACTCATCCATTCTAAATCTTTCTACATCTACTTTATGTTGATGTTCTGCCCATTGTTCAATCATTGAACGGTAGTCTTTCTTGAAGAACTGTTCAATTTCTGGTAAAGACTTAATACTTTCTGGAGATAATTGTTGTTGTGCTTCTGGAGATTCAGGATCAAGTCCCTGCTCTAACATTGCAGCAATTATTTTAGTTGATGCATCAGCCATTAATGTTTGTTCTACTTGAGCTCTTTTTTGTTCAAGCATCTCATTGTAAGAAAAATCATCAACAGCTCTATAACTTAATCTTGTAGATCTTTTTGCAAACTCAGCTACAAGTACATTAATTACATTTGGAATAATAGGATAAAACTTTAACTCAAGTGCTGAAGCATCTTCTCTTGTTAGTACTTCTACTATTTCTCTATAGTCATTGTTTTCTTCTACAATATAATCTGTTCTATCAATAATACCTTTTGCAAGTTTGTAGTTTTTCATTAACCTACGGGCATTTCTACGGATCTGTTTTAATCCTTGCCATTCCAACCAGTCAAGATTCCATGCTGCCCATTCTTCATCTTTATCTTTCTTAGGTAAAAACTGTAAAGGTTGAGTAATACTACCCAATCTATTTTGTTGAACTTTAGCACCTCTCTTAACCTGTAATGCGTTATATACCTGCATAACTTTTTATTTAATATTTTTAAAAGCAGATTTCTGAAATCCACTCATAGTATTTCTCATACCACCACCCATATGTCTAAACGGACTCTTATTTAATTTAAACAAATTTTCTGACTTTTGCAAGTTTTTGGCAGCATCATCCATCACTACTCTCTTAGCATAACCCCTGTTAGACTGTTGAATTCTCATGAAAGCAACCAATGCACAGAATGAAACCAGTCTATCTACGTTGACCCCTGGTGCATATTCTCTCATTTCAGTTAGTAACATAGGATCTGGTATTCTCTCAATACCGTATTTTGTACGTACAATTGTACCATCTGCTTTTGTTTCTACATCTAGTTCTTCTTTGGTATACTCAATTGCATAGTTAAGAAGGTGTTGTTTAAACAATGTACCGGTATTTTTCCAACCATACTCCTGGAACACGTTAGTATTTGAACCAAGATCTTTCAAGAACATGATCTGACTCTTAGGTACCAAGAATCTTTGTTTCTTTCTTGATATCATGTACTGGATAAATAAGGAGATGTTATTCTCAATTACTGTCCAAGCATTGTACCATTCAATAATTAACTCTAGTCTCTGGTGTGTTTTATTAAGGTCATCAAACCTACCACACCAAGTAGCTACAATTTTGTCTGGTTCTATGTATGTTTCAGTTTCTGTTCCGGTAACTTTGGTAACTTGTACTGGAGCCTTCATTACATAGATAGAACATAAGGATTCAGATGTAGTTGTTTTACCCTCTGACACGGGGTCAATAGAAGCATAGTACTGTCCAAATGTAGGATCCTTGATTGGTCTTTCCCATACTACCAATACACCAGTTTTATCTTCAGTTTTCTTGGTAATAGGGAATTCTTTTATTGGTTGTTTATTAGATTGTTTAACAGTTGGTTTCCCATTCTCATCTGTCATTATGTCTAGAAACTCATATGCATATTCTTTCTCCTCAATCCTTCTACTTTGTGCAGCAATAAGGTGTGGAGGAAATACAGATACAGATCTGTGTGCAAATGCTTCTTCAATATTTCTAGGGTGCTGAGAAATCCTTAACTGGTAATCTTCTGGGGATAACTCATCTTTCCATTTTGCAAACTGTTCATCTAATGCTTTTAATGCTTGTTCTACAAGTGAATTACCAAACTCATCAATATAAGGTGGCATAGACCACTGTTCAGGAATAAACAAACCTGACAAACCTTCAGTACCTTTTGCATCAATAAGATTAGTTTCTACAGCATAAATATCTTTAGATGTAGGATTAAGAATCATATCTCTAAGTGGATTACACTGAGATAAATCCCCCACAGATCCTGCAGCAATAAACATTCCAGTAGTAATCATACCTGATCTCATAGCAGGTCTCATATACTCATATGTCTGATCCATCTTAGGTGCAATTCCTGCCTCCTCATGGAAGAAGTATTTTACTGGACCCCCTACACCATTTGT